AATGCAAGGTGATGTCAAGAAATTTAAAGTATATGTTAAAAATCCTAAAGGAAAAGTAGTTAAGGTAAATTTTGGATTTGGAGGATCTTCAGCTAAAGGTAAAAGAATGTCCATAAAAAAGAATAATCCAAAACGACGTAAATCTTTTAGAGCAAGACATAATTGTGATAATCCTGGCCCTCGTACTAAAGCTAGGTATTGGTCGTGTAAGGCTTGGTAATTTTATGAATAGACACGTTGAAAAAGGATGTTTAATGGCAATGGTGGAACCAACATATGGTCCACACATTGTTCGTATTGGTAAAACTGCAATACCCCCTGAGATATTGTATACTGATCCAGAAGATCCAACATATGGTTATGATGAAGAACCGCATGTTACTTTAAAGTATGGATTTTTACCAGATTTGCAGAAGCGTGATGTGGCAAATGTTTTGAAAGGTGTCAAACCGTTTAACATTGTGTTAAAAGCGTTGAGTCAGTTTAACAATGAGAATTATGATGTGGTTAAGTTTGACGTGGATAAAAACAATCAACAGTTGATGGAGTTGAGAAACAGATGTGATCGATTGCCAAATGAGGATAGTTATCCAGAATATCATCCTCATATGACACTTGCGTATGTTAAGAAAGGAATGTTTCCGCATACCAAAGACGGATTGAATATTGTTATTCCTATTACCCGATTCAAATATAGCGGTCCACAAGGAAAGTACTATATCAATTTATGATTAAGTTGAAAGATCTAATTCGTGAAATTACAGATGGTCAAGGATACATGACTGCTGAGAAATTTGGCAGTATTTGTTTGAACCAACTTACCCGAACGTTTCCAGAATATGAGGTGGATTTGTTTGATGTTGCTGATTTCATAAAAGATCAGGTCAAATATAAGATGCCAAAACGGGTATCAATACACAATAGTTCTTTACGTGCAAGATTTCATATTGAAACCAATGATAAACTGTATTTTGTCAACATCGTCAATGAGTTTGATAAAGTACCAGAAAAAGAATTATCGAATAAATTTACGATGGCAGACGATGATTATTTGATGAGTATGCCATCTGTTAGTTTAGAACCTAAAGATTTAAATACTCCAAATGAGTTGATGCGGTTTCGTTGTAGTATGGTATTGCAAGATCGTGAGGGAAATACTTTAAATACATTGATTCCAGATCATAAAACTTCTTCTGTGTATTTTACTGATTATAAGACTCTCAATGAGTTAATATTGGATGTCAAGACTAAGATTGATGAAGATAAGTTTAACGACCTTGGAAAATTGGATGAAAATGAAGATGAATTTGATACGTCTTCATTGAATAGTGTTAAAGACATTACAGATATTGTTAAGGACGACATGGTTAAGGTTGCTCAAAAACAATATGACGATTGGAAACAAGATCAGAACGGTCAAGATACTGAATTGGGTAGTGGTGGTATATGTCACTTGATAGCTGACGATTTAATCGGTGTTTTGTATAGACATAAGATTGAGAATGTTCAAAGTGTGTGCAGCAATTATGAACAACATGTTTATATTGTTGGTCAGTTTAAGGAAGGTGTGTATGAAATCGATATACCTTATAATGTTTATGAAACGGGTGGTGGATATTCATGGAAGAAAATACCAGATGTTGAATTTAATAGAAACGACATAGTTATTAGCAGATTAAGCAGTGATCCGGGGGAGTATAACAATTATGTCGATACCATATAAAGAGACGGTTTTGGGTAACAATCAATACCTTCGTACATTTTCAGAAGACGTTGATGATCATGAATTAGAGTGGCATAAAGACCGAGAAGACCGTATAGTTGAGGTTATAGAGAACCACGGATGGGAGTTTCAGATGGATAATGAACTCCCAGTGTATCTTGAAAATACGTTATTTATACCCAAAGAAACATATCATAGAGTGATTAAAGGCAATGGCCAATTAATAGTGAAGATAACTAAACTCATATGATATTTATATCTTAATGAGTGCAATTGTTGACAAATATCTGTACTTGATGGTTAAGACACACGATATCACAGGACTGAAGTATCTTTGTAAAAAAGTTACAACGTGTGATTCTAAGGCTATTTCGTATCTTGGATCTGGTACAAGATGGAATAATCATCTAAAAGTGCACGGCAAACAAATAACTACTCAAATTATTCTTAAATATGAATTACGTAAATTAAATGAGTTTAGTAATTTGTGCATCGAATACAGCAACAAGTACGATATTGTAAATAGTGATGGGTGGGCAAATTTAATTATTGAAACGGGAAAGCCTGGAACTAAAATCGGAGAATACTGTGGAAGTAAGGGTACTTTTTTTGGAAAAAAACACACTGAAGAAACCAAGAAAAAAATAAGCGATGCAAATGCAGGTGATAACAATGTAATGAGACGAAATAAAACTGCATTAGAAAATATGGTTAAAACAAAAAATACTCCAGAATATAAAGAAAAACAAAGATTGATTTCAATCGAAATTAATAGCAGACCGGATGTAAAGGAAAAAAATAGAAAATCAAAAATGGGAATTAATAATCCGTCTGCAGATAAAAATACATATACATTGAAACATAAGATTTCTGGTGATGTTATTGTAGGTACTCGTTACGATTTAGTCGAACAAATGAAAAGTTTAAATACATACAATCCAATTATTTCGATTTTAACAACAGGAGATATTGGTTATTTTTTAAAAAAGAATACAAATACAAAAAGTGTGAAAGGATGGCTTAAAATATGAGTGCCGGACTTGATTCCGATAGAGTAAGATGGCCTGGTAGTGGTAGTGCTGTACCGGGACGAACACCATTTGGATTTTACGACACGGACGCTCGTTTTGTGGCCGATTGCAGTAGCAGTGCGGTCTGGGCAGCGATCCGTTTGGGTTATCCCATCGAAGACATCGAAATGATCGATTTGAACTTTTATGCAGCATTTGAAGAAGCTGTAACAGAATATGGTTCACAAATCAATCAATTCAACATTCGTAACAATTTGTTGTCACTGCTTGGACAATCTACATCAACCGTAGTTAATGGACGTTCTATGACGGGCGATCCGTTGCCATATGTGATTAAGTTGTCAAAGGGATACGGCAGTGAAGTGGGCGTGGGTGGTAATGTTGATTGGAAGAAAGGTAGCATCGATGTTGTTACCGGTCAACAAACATATGACTTACAATCATTGTATGAACAAGCATCTGGATCTGGAAATCGTATCGAAGTGAAACGTATTTTCCACCATGGTCCTCCTGCATTTGCTCGTATTTATGATCCATTTAGTATGACTGGTATGTCATACAGCAACGTGTTGAATGAAATGGGGTTTGCTGGATATAGTCCTGCTGTTCAATTTTTGATGACACCGATTTTTGAAGATTTGCTTCGTGGTCAAGCAATTGAGTTCAACGATATGGTTCGTAAGAGTAGTTACAGTTTTGAAATTGTGAACAACAAATTGAAGTTGTTTCCAATTCCAACCAACAACTACAAAGTGTATTTTGAGTATGCGTTGGAAAGTGATAGAGATGCAAATCTATATTACACAGGTTCCTCAAATACACCATCTGGCAGTATACCTGATCAAATTTCTGACTTTAGTAATGTTCCATATGAGGATGTTATCTATAACAAGATCAATGCTCCGGGTAGACAATGGATACGTAAGTATTACTTGGCATTGTGTAAAGAAATGTTGGGTGCTATTCGTCAAAAGTATAGTACCATTCCGATTCCGGGTGGTGAAGTTACTTTGGATGGTGCTGAACTACGTAGTGAAGCAAATACTGAAAAAGAAGCACTCATGACACAACTACGTGACATGTTGGAAGCGTCATTGCCTTCAAAGTTGATTGAAGAACAAGCAATGAAAGCTGATAAGAGCACTGAGATATTGCGAAAAGTTCCACTTATGATTTATATAGGATAAATTATGGCATCACTACGAGGAAGATATTTTAGTGCTCGTGATATTAATTTTATCAATTCTATTAATGCGGAATTGATGGGTGATATTATTGAGACGATTGTTACGGTGTTTAAGATTGCTGCATCTGAAACCAAGGTCAATATGTATGGTGAAGCAGCACCTTGTGAGGGTAAAACATTTTATCCCGGCATTGATATTTCAGCTTTGATTGAACGAGCGGATATTACTGGTGAGGATGATGGATTTGGACCAGATCGTGATCAAGATGTGGTATTTAAGTTGAGAGAAAAGATGTGTCAACAAGTGAATTTCTTTCCTCAAATTGGAGATATTATATTGTTCAATGATCGTTATCATGAAATTGATAATGTGGTTCAGGAACAATTTTTGGGTGGACAAGATACAAAGAGTCATAGCTTTATTTGCAATACTCATTATAGCAGATTGAGCAAACTAAACATTTTTGAGAGACAGGTATAATATATGGCATGGAAAGGAAATCCAAATAATCCAGCACCTAACTTCAAAAATGAAGATAGTAAGGTGTCGGATGTTAAACGCACTATTAATCGTGCTACTCAAATTCGTAGAGATCAAGATAAAGATAAAAACTTTACAATATCCTTGATGGATATTGATACTGCTATTTTTGAATATCTGGATCAAGTGATTAATTTAACGGTGGAAGATAATGGGGAAAACGTAAAAGTTCCTATTATGTATGGAAGTCCTGAACGTTGGAAAGCTATACAAAATGATGGTGTATTGCGTGATAATCAAGGCAAACTTCAGTTGCCTGCTATCATGTATAAAAGAAACACCGTCGCAAAAAATGAAAATCTTGCAACGTTTAATCGTCATTTGAATCTTCAAGTGTTGAAGAAATTTGATGAAAAAAACAAATATGACAAATTTTCATTGTTAACAAAATCGAGTGCACCAGTTGCTCAAGTGTTGAATGTAACAATGCCTGACCACGTAACATTAACTTACGAGTTTATGTTATGGACAGAATATGTTGAACAAATGAATTTATTGATTGAAAGAATCAATTGGGCAGCTGAAGAATATTGGGGTGATCCAAAACGATTTAAGTTTAGAGTTTATATTAATGATTATAGCAATACCACCGAAGTTAATTCGGGTAAAGATCGTATGGTTCGTACTACATTCAATATGACTGTTCAAGCATATTTGCTTGCAGAATCATTTGAAAATAAAACCCCAACCACTACAAAAACACTTACTAACAGAAAAGTAATTGTAACAAATGAAATTGTTAGTGCTACTCAAATGGCTGAAGTTAATACGGATGTACGTAAGGAATCGTATAAAAAACCGGTGCCATATCATTATGTGAACCCAATGGTTCCTGATGGCGAAGAGTTTAGACAACCTGCAATGACTGCAACTGATGGTAATATGTCCAATGTTTCTAAAGTGCCATCGTCTCAAATTGAAAGTATCACAAATGCTTATAACAATTTATCAAATCTAAAATCTAATAATAATTCAATATGGCATAAAGCTCCGGAAAATCAAGATTCTTATGGAGAAGAAGGATGGATGGCGTATGATGACAATTATCATTATATTTACATAAATGGTAAATGGTTGAGACAACCACTTAACAACTTTAACAGTTTTTAATTATGGCTGATTTAGATCCAAAATCTATAGTTTTTACACAAAGAAACGACTTGGGAACCGGATTTTCACAGGTTAATATATCCGGTTCAAATTTATACATTAAAACAGATGAAACCGGCAATTTGATAGGACTACCAATTACTGGAAGTTTGGCGGGTACATCAGGCACAAGTGGTGTTACAGGAGAATCAGGTACATCAGGTACATCAGGTACATCAGGCACAAGTGGTGTTACAGGAGAATCAGGTACATCTGGTACATCAGGCACAAGTGGTGTTACAGGAGAATCAGGCACATCTGGTACATCTGGTACATCTGGTACATCAGGTACATCAGGCACAAGTGGTGTTACAGGAGAATCCGGTACATCAGGCACAAGTGGTGTTACAGGTGCGACTGGAACAAGTGGAACAAGCGGTGTTACAGGTGCGACTGGAACAAGTGGAACAAGCGGTGTTACAGGAGAATCAGGTACATCAGGCACAAGTGGTGTTACAGGTGCAACTGGAACAAGTGGAACAAGCGGTGTTACAGGTGCGACTGGAACAAGTGGAACAAGCGGTGTTACAGGTGCGACTGGAACAAGTGGAACAAGCGGTGCTCAAGGTGCACAAGGTGCGTCAGGTGTTTCTGGGTTTCAAGATATCGATTGGTTACATTTTACGCCTGACTGGGGTGTTACTTTGCCTTCTACAGGGAACGTATTTATCCTCACTGGAACAACAAGTTCTTATGGTGACGTTTCATATAACAGCAGTAATGGAAGAATTACTTTAGCTGCCAATAAAACTTATAACATACGTGCATCACTAGCACTTTCTAATGATGTAAACAATGCGGAAATAGATTATCAATGGATAAATGTGACAGCGGGTAATGTGACAGTAGGGAATGTTGGTGGGTTATTGGTAAATTCAAGCAATCCACCCGCTGCTTGGCAGCCAGTGGCCGAAGCTATTATAACAACCTCGGTTTCAACTACAGTTGCATTGAAATGTGTTTTTAGCAATTCCACCGGCGGGTTAAATTCAGGAATGTCGTATTTCATAGTTCAAGAAATAAACGGTTATTCCGGAACTAGTGGTACATCCGGAACAACAGGTACATCTGGTACTAGTGGTAGAAATGGAACATCTGGTGTACAAGGTGCTGATGGAACTTCAGGTACTTCACCATCTGGTGTTGTAAATTATTCACAGATACTTGGTGCATCAAGAACATTAAGTAGTACGGTAGATATAATTAGTGGTAGTATTAGTACAACTGGAAAACCTGTTCATATTTTAGTATCAGGAGACGCAAATCCATTAAACGCTGGTTCTTGGTGTATTTTACGTTTATATAGAGATTCTACAGCTATTGGACAGTCGGTACAAGCAGAATCCTCTGGAGCGAATGAAAACGTGCCATATTGTATTCAAGTTGTAGATAATCCAGCTGCTGGAACATACACTTACAAATTAAAAATTGATACTATTGCAGGAGGTTCATTCCAATTTGGAGAAGCAGCTGGTCCGGTATTAACAATGATAGAACTTACTGGTGCAGGTACAAGTGGGATAACAGGAACGAGTGGAACTTCAGGTGCTACTGGTACATCAGGTACATCAGGTGTTCAAGGTGCAAGTGGAACAAGTGGCATTTCCGGCACCTCCGGAACTTCAAATCCCGGTGCGGTAATAACAACTGGTTCTGAATATCAATCTACACCGACAATTTCGGTTACAAGTGCGACACCCGTTGATATTTTATCATTTACAATTCCTGTTGCAGGTGTGTTTGAAATAACATATTTTTTAAGAGCACAAGGAATTCCCGGATTTGCTGGAGAGTTCGCTTTAACAGATAATAGTAATAATATTTTAACTAATTCTGAAATTTTAGCTGCGTATGGACAAAATGCGGGTACCGGGACTGGAAAATATATTGTAAACATCAATGGCTCTACAACATACAAATTAAGAGCTTGGGCATCTGGCGGAACCTACTTTTCACAACATGACAATAACGGAAGAACTGGTGTTGTATGGAATAGTTTAAGTGGACAAGGCGTATCAGGAACGTCAGGAACGAGTGGAAGTAGTGGAAGTAGTGGTTCTAGCGGCACTTCTGGTGTTCAAGGTGCAACTGGTACAAGCGGTACATCAGGTGTAGGTTCTGCTGGTACAAGCGGATCATCAGGTACCAGCGGTTCTAGTGGAACACTAACATTAACTGGTACAACTGATAATGGTGTAATAACTCTAAATGGCACTGCACCAAATGCGACGGTAGAAAGTGATTTAATATTTTCTGCATCTACCTTACGTACACCATTCCTAACAGTTACTAACTCCTCTGGAGATGAAGGTGGTGAAATTCTTTTAACTAAACCAGCAACCAACACAACTTTAGTTGGTACAGGTATAATATTTGACTCATATCAAAACCAACTAAGATTTTTTGAACAAGGTGGTACTTCTAGAGGTGTTTATATTGATATTACAACATGTGCAGCAGGTGTAGGTACAAATTTATTGAGTGGTACGAGCTTTCCAACTTGGACAAGTGCTGGAGCAATTACACTTACTGCAACTACTACCAATCCTACAAAAGGTACACCGACATTTGACAATATTAGTTATCGTCAACTCGGCGCTAAAGAGTGGGAAATAGTTTTAACGTACATACAGACATCTGCTAGCGGTCTTTCTGGTAATGGCGATTATTTAATAACATTGCCTAACGGTCTTTCATTTGATACTACTTTACCTAGTCAACAAATATGGACAGGTAATATTCAAACAAGTACATGGGTACACACGCAGTATGTAATACCAAACGGTAACGGAATGATTACCAATTTATCCGTCGGTGGTAATCTGTTTCCTATGATTTACAGTAGCACAAGGTTTCGAGTACTAACGATAACTTACGGCAGTGGAATACAATGTTGGGGGAGTAATTTTTATAGTGTTGGTGGAGATAATCCTAGAGTACAATTATCATTCAGATTCACATCTACATAAATTTAGATATGATATTTATATTAACTCGGTTGAAACATTAGTTTAAAGATATTTATTGTATATGCAATTTGGACCATCTATCAGAAATAATTTTAGCGGTATATCTTCAATAATAGATGCCTCTAACGTAGGTAGTTATCCTGGCAGCGGTAGCACTTTTTATGATCTTATCAGTACTACTAACAGTACTTTGGTAGGATCTCCTACGTTTTATTCACCGTCTCCACTTGCAAATGGCGGTGATCATATTTATTTAAATGGTACAACTCAAAGTATTAACATGGGATCTACACCATCAAATGGATATAGTGTAACTATAAGTGTGTGGATTTATTTTGATTATTATAGAAATTTTGGTATATTTGGTAAAGGTACATTTAATCAACCGCTTAGTGGATTTTATTTTGACGTATCAACAAATACAGGAAACCAATTTAATAATAGACCTTATTTATTTTATCCCACTTCTACTACAGGTCAGGATGGCTTTTTTTGTGCTACTACCATACCAATTGGTACGTGGTGTAATTATACATTTTATAAGTCAAATGCGGTATATGCTATTTATTTAAATGGTGTGGTGGATGGTGAACGTGCTATGTCTTATAATGATAATATGACAGGCAATTTAACTATGGGACTCACTAAAACAAATGCTTTTGGACAGTGTAGAATTTCTCAGGTAGTAACATGGAATGTTGCTCTTTCAGCTTCACAAATACTTGCATATTATAACGCAACTAAATTTAGATATGGTCTTTAATATTTATTGATTATATTTATAAAATATATGTCTGCAACATCAGGTCCATTAAAAAATACAGGTGTATCTAATTCGGTATTATTATTAGATGCTGGAAATAGAAACAGTTATCCCGGCAGTGGAACAACTTGGACAGACTTGAGCGGCAATAGTAACAATGGCACATTAACTAGTGGTCCTACATTTAATCGTACAAACGGTGGTAGTATTGTGTTTGATGGCACGAATGATTATGTATCCGTGGCTAACGCATCTTCTCTTACAAATACATCCAGTCTTTCTGTTGAGAGCTGGGTATTAATGAATCCTTCAATGAACACTTCTTGCGCCATCGTAGGCAAGGGAACATCAGACGCGAATGAAGAATATTGTTTATTAATCAATCCATCAACTTCCAAGGTTTATTTTGACGTTGGCGGAACGAATGGACCATATGTAGACCATACTTTTACTTCTACATTCAATTCCAATACTTGGTATCATGTTGTAGCAACTCACGAAAGAATAGCTGGGTCATCTACATTAAAAATTTATGTTAATGGATCTCTGATACCAGGCTCTACTACAAATCCTACAAGTGCTGTTAATGATAATGCAACTAATGTAAGCATAGGATGTAGATTTGATGGCACAACGTCTCATTGGAATGGGAAAATATCGATGGTTGCAATATACACCAGAACGTTATCCGCATCTGAAATATTAAAAAACTACACCACTACACAATCAAAATATAACACATATGATCCATTGGGTGATTTAGTTACACATTATATTAGAGGAGTTGGTACTGTAGGTGATACCACTGTTCCAAATTTAGTATATGGTGGCACAACTTTGTCAGGTCAATCGGGAAGCATGATTATTTCAGATACACAATGGAAATGGGGAGGAGTTTCTATGAAACTTCCTGGTGGCGGGACGTTTAATATTGGATCATATTCTTTTACGGGCGATTTTACACTTGAGTTATGGTATTATGCAGTTTCAATGGCGTCGGATCTTAGATTTGTAGGCGGAGGTGGTTCAAATCAATGGGGTTGGGGTAGTCGTGTAGTTGGTTTCAGAAGAATTGGCTTAGTAAATGATGGGGTCGGGTGGTATGCAGAAGTATCATATTCGCCGATACTCAGTGCATGGACGCATTTAGCGGTATGTAGATCTGGTACTACAATCAGATACTTTCATAACGGAACATTGATAGGAAGTTCAACACTTTCAGGTACATTTAGTGGAACTACTCCGTATTTTCAAGATATTACTGGAAACAACGGTGGACAATATTATAACGATGTCAGATTTACAAGATATGCTAGATATACAGCAGCATTTACTGCTCCAACAAGTCAGTTTATGTTACCGTATTAAAGGATTATATTTATAACATATGTCAATACAAAGAGGACCAAAACTTTCAGCCGTAGCTAATTTAGTATTAGCATTGGATGCTGCAAACCCAAGTAGTTATCCAGGCAGTGGAACAACTTGGACAGATTTGAGCGGCAATAACAATCACGGAACACTAACTAACGGACCTACGTTTAGTAGTGCAAATGGTGGTAGTATTGTATTTGATGGGGTAGATGATTTTGTATCGTTTTCTTCAATAAATTTGGGAAACGAATTAACAGTTTCATGTTTTGTACGTCCACAAACAACATCGACAATTCAAACAATTTTTGGTAACAGTGCGGCTGGTACAAATATTAATGGAATTCGTTTGTTTTTTAATACATATTTATCTAATAGTAGAGTAATAGTAATTGAAGTAGGAAATGGTACGAGTGGTGATAATACTTCAACTTCTGCAAAAGTTATATATGACACATGGCAAAATATTACATTTGTTTTAAATAAAACTACAACGTCTTTAAAAATTTATTATAATGGAATACTTGAAGTACAAAAAAACTCAACAGTGAATAATTATAATACAAACGCAGCGTTTCGATTAGGAACTCTCATAGACGCTGCTCCTCAAAATTATATATTAAAAGGAAATGTTGCTTTATATAATGTTTATAATCGTGAATTATCTTCGGCTGAAATATTGCAAAATTATAATGGCACTAAATCCAGATTCGGATTATAATTATAAAAACATATGTCAATACAACGTGGCCCTTCAAAATCCGTAACAACTGGTTTGGTATTATATCTAGATGCTGCTAATCTAACTAGTTATCCTGGCAGTGGAACAACTTGGACAGATTTGAGCGGCAATAACAATCACGGAACACTAACTGACGGACCTACGTTTAGTAGTGCAAATGGTGGTAGTATTGTATTTGATGGTGTAAATGATTATGTTACTGTTGCAAATAATTCATCGTTAAATGCAACAACACAAACAATAAATATATGGTATAACGCAACAACTTTACCCGGCAGAATAGCAACTATTATTGGCAAACATGATACAACTGGTTCATTTAATGGATATAATGTATTTGCCGGTAATTCATGTCAAATAAAAGCTGCTTCTGGAGGTGGGTCTATATCAGTCGGCCTTGGCGGTGGAACCACATCAGTTTGGTATTTCTCAACACTTACATTTTCCATAAATGAAACTGCAACTTTTTATGTTAATGGCGTTAATACTAGTAGCGTTGCATGTGTTAATTTTACTATGAGTTCAAATCCGTTAACAATTGGTAGGTCACTCGATTCTTTTTGGTCAGTGTACACAGGCAGAATTGCTGTGGTACAAGTATATAATCGTGTTTTAACCGCAACCGAAGTATTGCAAAACTATAACGTTACTAAATCCAGATTCGGATTATAATTATAAAATATATGTCAGCAACATTAGGACCACCAACACTTAATAAAGTTTCAAATTTAGTATTTTATCTAGATGCTTCAAATCCAAGTAGTTATCCTGGCAGTGGAACAACTTGGATCGATGTAAGCAATAATAATAGAACGGGAACATTAACTAACGGACCCACTTTTAATGGAGCAAATGGCGGTAGTATCGTATTTAATGGGTCAACTCAGTATGTAGATGTAACAAATACCGCATCGACATTTGCTTTTGCAAATACAACGTTTACGGTTAGTGTTTGGTTTAAACAATCTACATTATCAAATGGTGCATTAGTTTCAAAAGATGGTGGAGTTGGTGGATGGTCAATGTGGGCACTAAGTGATGGAACTATTGTTTCATATATGAAAAATGGATCGTCAATTGATAATTACGATAGATTTACATCTGCTGTAATTGTAGCTAACACATGGATTAATATAACAGCGGTATTTACAACAAATACAACTGTTGCAGGTAATAATTCTGTTACTCATTATGTTAATGGTGTTGTAAATACTGGAACAATTGTTGTTGGATCAGGAGCATATGGCAACAATACATCTGTTAATTTATATTTGGGTAGACGAACCACAACTCCATATTTTAATGGCAATATAGCATCGGTGCAAATTTATAACATCGGATTAACTGCAACTGATGTTTTGACAAACTATAATTCAGTTAAACGAAGATTCGGTTTATAATTATAAAACATATGCAATTCGGTCCACCAAAAATTATAACAACCAACTTAACGTCATATTTAGATGCTGCAAACCCAAGTAGTTATCCAGGCAGTGGAACAACTTGGACTGATTTGAGTGGCAATAACAATAATTTCATATTAACTAATGGGCCAACGTATGATAATAGAAACGGCGGTAGTATATCTTTTGATGGCACTAATGATTATTTACTAATTAGTTCTTTGGTTTTGAATTATAATGCGAATTTTACAATACAATTTTGGTTTAATACAAATTCGTTGGGTGGGGCCAATGGTTATGGTCTTTTTTTTAACGGCACAACCAGTTCAAATACAAACAGAGTGCAAATATCAGGAAATTCCAATGGATCTATTGGTTTAAATACCGTTGGTACTAGTGTAGGAGATGACTTTACTAGTGCTGCTGGATTAGTTACTGTAGGAAATTGGTATAATTTTGCAGCAGTTCGTAATAGTGGAGTAATAACTGTTTATCTTAATGGAACATCAGTTGCATCTGGAAATGTAAATTATTCTGTATCTCAACAAAGCAATTTATATGTTGGATTTATAAGAAGTAGTGGCACACTTTGGTATTTAAATGGTAGAATGCCAATTATATTAATTTATAATAGATCATCAAGTGCAACTGAAATATTGCAAACTTACAATAGTAGTAAAGCTAGATTTGGTTTGTAATCAATTTATTACATTAAAACCGTTTTAAAATAAAAATCTGGTCTATATATTACAAAACATACTATAAAGTTATGCCAGAAAAAATAAAGTTCACAGACGACGAAATCAATGATATTCGGTTTTTACAAAATAAGTTTCAAGAAAAATTAATTAAATTTGGACAAATTCAATTGGAAACAATTGAGCTGGAAGATCGACTGTTGTTATTAAAAAATGAACAAAATCGACTCAAAACAGAATATCTTTCATTGCAAAAGACAGAACAAGAGTTAATGGACAAATTAACCAATAAATACGGCGAGGGTTCATTAAATCTTAAAGAAGGAAATTTCACTCCAGCTGCTTAATTCTAAACAATAAGTAATCTTAGATTTTATTTTATTTATTGACACCCGGTTTATATTTATATACCAATCGTGTATTAATAGATTATGCCAACATATGATCCATCACCCAACGCAATTGTACTAAAACAATTTCGTACTGGCTCCAATAACTACTTTGAAGAAACATACATTTCAGGCTCGTCCGTTCTGTTTCATACAGATACCACAGGAAGTGTAACCGGCTCCAGATTCACTCTGGAAGCAGATACCGGAAATGCTTACAAATACGTCGTATACCAAGATAACGCATTCAAAGTCACCTCAATCGGTGGCGGAGCAGGTACAGCAGGTACTTCAGGAGCACAAGGAGCACAAGGAGCAAGTGGTTCAGGTACTTCAGGCACTTCAGGAGCAACCGGTACAAGCGGCACTTCAGGAGCACAAGGAGATTCCGGCACAAGCGGTACTTCCGGCGCACAAGGCGCAACCGGTACAAGCGGCACTTCAGGAGCACAAGGAGATTCCGGCACAAGCGGTACTTCCGGCGCACAAGGCGCAACCGGTACAAGCGGTACTTCCGGTGTTCAAGGTGCAACTGGTACAAGCGGTACTTCCGGTGTTCAAGGTGCAACCGGTACAAGTGGTACATCCGGTGTTCAAGGCGCAACCGGTACAAGTGGTACATCCGGTGTTCAAGGTGCAACCGGTACAAGTGGTACATCCGGTGTTCAAGGCGCAACTGGTACAAGTGGTACATCCGGTGTTCAAGGCGCAACCGGTACAAGTGGTACATCCGGTGTTCAAGGCGCAACCGGTACAAGTGGTACGTCAGGTGTAGGTTCGGCTGGTACAAGTGGTACGTCAGGTGTAGGTTCGGCTGGTACAAGTGGTACGTCAGGTGTAGGTTCCGATGGTACAAGTGGTACGTCAGGTGCACAAGGCGCTGCAGGAACATCAGGTGTAAGTGGAACCGGGGGCGCGGTTATGGTTTACAGAACACTTACAACTGGTAGTGCAAATATTGTAATTACTGGAGTAGGATCACAAACTGATATTGATAATACAAGTATTACATTTACCAGCGGTAATACATTAACTATTAGTAGTGTAGGATCTTTGAGATTAAATGCATGTTCTGTTAATTATGCTGCAGGTGTTAATAGTACTGCAACATTTAATTTCGTATATCCGGAACTAAACGGTCAAACAACTTTAGCTAATACACAAATGCCGGTTTTAGCATATTATAACAACGCAGTTCCATCTGTTATTCAAGCGAATACACAATGGAATGTGTCAAACGCATCCGGCATAGTAACTGTACAACGAACTGGTTTAACAGGAAATCCGTCAGCCGCATGGAAAATAATTTTTTAATATATAACACAATATGAGCCATTTATCATTAGTCGGAAGAACAATTTTAAATAACGCTACTCAAAACGGATCGGATTGGGATATTCAATTCGATTTTTCAGATTTATTGGGTCGATTTTTTGCAACAGATGTTATTGTAAATGATTTTTATTATTTTGACGCATCGTCGTATGATGTTCCAACGGGGACAGTACGTTACAAAATAAAAAGCATCGATTCAGTGGTTGGATCCACGATTACATGTACAGTGACATATGATGACGAACATCCTGTAGAACCAGATCTTTCATTTTTAGTTAGTACAAAAGGTGTGGTGTGTAGTCCAACTCTCAGTGGAGCTGGTCTTACTGCGCATTTTGCCGGACAAGACATGGGTTCGGATTTGTTGACATTCGATATATTAAATAAGAACTGGGAAGAAGTTTCTGTCGGAGGAACAAGTGGTACTTCTGGTGCACAAGGTTCAAGTGGCACGTCAGGCGCATCAGGCACAAGTGGTGGTTCAGGTACATCAGGCACAAGTGGCGAATCAGGTACATCAGGCACAAGTGGCGAATCAGGTACATCAGGCACAAGTGGCGAATCTGGTACATCCGGTACTTCAGGCGAATCTGGTACATCAGGCACAAGTGGCGAATCAGGTACATCAGGCACAAGTGGCGAATCAGGTACTTCAGGTGAGTCTGGTACATCAGGCACAAGTGGCGAATCAGGTACTTCAGGTGAATCCGGTACATCAGGTACTTCAGGTGAATCCGGTACATCAGGTACTTCAGGTGAATCCGGTACATCAGGTACTTCAGGTGAATCCGGTACATCAGGTACTTCAGGCGAATCTGGTACATCAGGTACTTCAGGTGAATCCGGTACATCAGGCACAAGTGGCGAATCAGGTACTTCAGGTGAATCCGGTACATCAGGTACTTCAGGC